TTATATTCGTCAGTATTTTTAATAATGTCATCAATTGAAACAATTTCTAAAAGTTTAATAAACTCTTCTGAATCGGAATCGACTTGAATTATATGAGATATAGTTTTATCTACATCTTTATATAAAACCTTAACGTCACTTCTTTCTGGATTTAAAAAATATGCATCTATGAAATTTTCATAATTAAAAGGTACCATTATTCTGTCCTCACTTTAAGATATGATGTATAAGAAACTAAACTGCCACTTGGAAATTTTTGCGATCTATAATCATCTATATTAACAAAACGATTATATTGTGTTCCTGTGGAATTTGGACCATAACCCGAATCTGTTATGCCCCCACAACTATTTCCTGAAAACGATCTCGTTTCATTGAAGGCATTTAAGTCTATTCCGTATCTTATTTTATAACCTGATCTAGCATAAGCAACATACCTAATTGAATTTTCTAATAATGAATCAAAATTACTTTGACTATATGTTTGTATTTCACCAGAGGAAGTTGCTTTTGTTGGTATTTGATATGATGTACTTTGAGAATTTCTTTTAAAAAGATAGGTTCTACTTACTTCAACAAATTGATCTGTAGCTTCTGGAATACTTGATGCTGAATATGCTCCAATATCAGCTCTATTATCTATATGTACTGTACCACTTAATCTAGTATATCCTGATAATGAAGTTGTTTGAGCCACCCTATAAATTTCATTTGAACCAACTAAATTATTAATCGTATCGAAAGCAAATGTGTCATAAATGTCTTGTAAACTCATTGCTCTCAAATTTGTTCCATCATAATACATTGGAAAACCAACATTGTTAGGATTAGTTGGTGCTGATTCTGTTTGTACCGTTTGACTTAAAGTGTAATATGCATCATTTTCATATGTTGCATCAGGAGCCGTAGGATAATTTGTAGCACTATATGCAGCTGCACCGGCTTTTAATCTCCAATCATACTGAACTAAACCTAAATTACCACCACTAGAAACGACACTAAGAGTAGTAACTGGATTGGCTATATACAACCAAAACATTCTAGTCCTAACATCCTCAATTTGGCTGTCAGACATTTGCCGAAGATTTCCTCCAGTATAATATAACGGTCTTCTAAAAGCCATTATTCACCCGGAGTGTAAATTGTTTTTAGGGTGTTTCCGCTGGAGTCTAAGATCCTTATTGTTTGTAAATTTTTCATCATTACACTCGTTAATGCCGCTAAAGCTAAAGTTGCTGCGTAACCAGAAACATTAATTCCATATGTTCCTGCTAATCTATCAGTACTTAATGTTCCGCTAGAGATTTGATTTGCTGATAATGGAGCGGTGTTTATAACATTTTGTATACCTAATAAACCTGTGTCAACATAGTCTTTGTTTACTGCTGCATCAGGATCAGCTGATTCCATATCATATGTCAACAACAACTCACCTGTCATTGTGTCGCCAGTTTTATCTAAAGCATTAGTTGTTAAATCGCCTATGTCATTTGTAGTGACGATATTATAATAGTTTGTACCATCATTTGTCAAGGTCCATTTGTCACTACTTTCATTCCACAACAGATAAACGTTTGGTGATGCACCACGCTCAACTTCAATACCAATATTTTCATTTGGAGAAGCTGATTGCAATAAGTCAGAGTTTAATGTAATAATACCATCAGCAATCTTTAATTCGTTGGCTAAGATTGAAGCGCCTGCAGCATTAAAAGCTCCAGTTACAGTAAGTGAACCGGAAATTGTTCCGCCAGTTGTTGACAATTTAGTATTTGCAGCTGCAAAGGCGGCATTTGCATATACACCAGCACTTGCAGCATTTGAGCTAACTAAATTTGCTTTAGTAAAAGCTCCATTAGCGTATGAACCAGCAGAAATTGCATTAGTATTTGCAGTGATTGCTTTACTATCGGCAACGGCAGCTGCAATTGTGGCCGAGTTTGCAGTTGCAAAAGCCGCATTAGCGTGTGTACCTGTAGTTCCAAAATAAGCAGCATTAGCAGTTACAAAAGCACCATTTGCATAAGAAGATGCTGAATTTGCAACGTGACTTGGAGTATTTGCCTTAATGAAAGCCGAGTTTGCATAAGATCCTGCAATTGTACCACCAGCAACAAAAGCAGTATTTGCAGCATCAAATGCGATTTGAGCTAAATTATTTGCAACGTTGGCTTTAGTGAAAGCTGCATTTGCATGTGTGTAACCTGTATTAGCATAAACACCAGTTGTATTTTGACTGATATAAGCGGAGTTGGCATGTCTATAAGCAGCGTTAGCATAACCACCAGCAACAACACCGCCAGCTTCATAAGCAAATCTAACTGCACTTGCAGATGCAACTAGTGTGGTACTGGTAGAATCGACACCAGTATAAATGTCGGCGCCATCTAAAATTTTATATGTTGTAGACCAAGTATTACCTGTTGAAATTTCCCAATGATCGGTGCTCTCGTTCCAAAGAATTGTAGCATTATTACCAATAGGTCTTTGGTTTATGATAGAAGCATCTTTGTTAATTGGCGTATCTGCATTTAAGAAAAACGTATCAATTTCAAAATTAATATTTCCTGTTTGCGTGAAAGCGCCAGATACAGTTAAGTTACCTTCAACGACGGTATCTTTAACTCTAGAAATTCCTTTTGCAACAACTAGTGCATCATAATTATCCGAAGTTCTAGTAATTAATACAGAACCATTTTGAACATTGACTCTAGATGTCACATTTGCAGTAGAAATATCTGCATTTGTAATTGTAGTTTTCAGAAGTGTCGATACGTTGATTGAAGATGTATTAGAAATGAGAGTTCTAATATTGCCAGTCTGAGAATTGATATCACCAGAAACGATGTTCGTAATTTCTGCATCAGTTCCAGAAAGAGTTGTTATTGTTGCGTCTGTTATGGATGCATTGGTTATTGTTGCTTCACCAATAACAGAAGCGTTAAGTGTGGAATTATTTGAAATTAGTGTTTCAATATTTGCATAAGAAATATTTGCACCATCAGCCGTCAAATCTAAAACTGTGGCAGCATTAATATTTGCAGTATCAGAAATTAAATTGACAATGTTTGCAGATACGTTTGAAGTAAATCTTGCAATTGTACCTTCATAACCATAAATTGTATTTGATTGTAAATAATAAACGTTACCGCTAACAATCTGAGCATTTAAAATATCAGCAGCTGAAGCAGTAACTAATTGTGATGTAACCTCATCAGAATTTAAATCTACAAAATAACCATTCGCAGAAATTAAGTTACTTGTAAATATGCCTGTATTTACTGAAATGGAACCTGTATTGACATAAAGTGCAGTTTCATCACTATCTAATCTCAATATTCCATCAACAGTAGCATCAGCTAAAAATTGACCAGAAGTATTTACAATTAAATTTCCAGTATAGGTTGTTTTTCCTACACTAATATTGTTTGTGATATATGCACTATTTGATACGTTGAAAGATTGACCCGGTCCTCTAACCTGTAAAGTTCCAAAGAATTGACCATTTCCTGATCCGGTGCCGTCTGTACCAACAAGTAATTCGTCACCAATTTCTAGAGATCCACCGATAAGAGCATTATTAGAAACGGAAAGAGAAGTTCCATTGGAAGTCATAACCAATGAACTGTTGCCGGTGAAATACAAAACTCCATTGGACTTTGTATATTCTCCAGTCTCCAATAGATTTAATTGTATGGCTTCTTCGTTACCTTGGATCCGCCATTCATCAACGGTGTTTGATCTTGTAATTAGGCTGATGGTCATTTTTAAATCTTATTCTTTCTTTAAAATTAATTTTAACATTTCTTTCATTTCTGAAATGTCGTTATTAAGATTTTCTACTTTTTCTTTTAATGTATTTATCTCATCATTTTTACTGTTTATTTTGGATGCAAGCAATTTTCTGGCTTGATTTTCTTTCAATAAATTTTTATTTACGGCCAATAGGGCAGTTGTCGATGTATCTTTGACAAACTGCCCACCCTCAACTTTCACTTTCATCTAATTACTCCGCAGGAACAGCAACAATCCTCAAGTCTTTTACTTTTGGAACTATCGCATTATCATCACTCAACATAACAATTTTTATTGCAAATACTTTGAAACTATCATATGTAACACCAGTATCAGAAGTATATGTGATATAGTTATTAATTAGAGATGGTCTATATTCATATTCTCTATAATCAGTTGGTGATTTTGATGGTGTATTTGAAGGATTCAAACATTCCATAAGTTGATATGGTCGATCCTTAAATTGTGTGCCATCACTTTCGGAGAGTATCTTGTAGTAAACTTTAATTTCCGAATTACCTTGTTTACATGCAGCTAAAAATACTCTCAGGTCACCAGAATCAAAACCGTCCGCTAATTCAATAGCTTTAGTTATGTATCTTGCATCTGCTGGTCCACCAGAAGAATCATATTCACTATTCAATACGATACTTGCATTTGAACCTGTTGAAGTGTTAATAGAAATTTCAAAATCATCATAGTAGTTTACGCCACCAGAGATAACATTTGTAGTGATAACATTTCCATTCGCATCAACAACCAATCTAATATTTGCACCAGAACCGGTTGAAGATGTAATTGTAATTGTATCACTATTCGAATAAGCTGTTCCCGGAGAAATTATATTGAAATCTTCAGAAGAAATAGAAGCTTGATCAACAAAGTTTTCCCAAGAATTTAAATAAATTCCTTCAAGATTGATTAACGGAGAAACAGTATCATCGTTTGTATACATATCGATTTTTACTGTAAAGTCTCCTTGATTTGTCAATTGTTTTCTTCTAAATCCAATTGGGTATAAATCATCGGACTCCATGTAGTATGTCACAAATGGAGCAATTGGTCGATATGTTGTTTCTTTTACTCCGCCTAAAACAGTCGAGACGAAAGAGTAATTAACGACAGTTGTACCTTCAGTTATCATTGGAAGTTTGATTTCATTATATCTGAAACGATCCATATAATAAGTTTCAGTCAACTGAGGACTCTGCAACGAGAATGTTCCTGTTGAACCAGTTTCGAATACGCAACGATTCAATCTAAACATAATATCTTCATTAATCACAGGAACATATTCCATCGAATTCTGTGATTTGTATAATGTTCCGACATAAGGGTTTAAAGATACAACTTGGCCAGTAGTAGTTGTTTGTCCTTTTTCTGCTGCCCAAATTATATTCTCTGGTGAATCAGTTTTAATAACAATAGCATATAGACCTGGTTTCAAGAAAACTGGACTATAAAATTCAAAATTTGTGGCCGTATTACCAATTAGAGCACTGGTCACAATACTTGGATTTTCAGATACGGTAATTTCATCTGGATACTTTATAGCTACCGATTCTGGATACCAGAAGTTGGTATGTGGCGCACCATTTACTGTCGGTCTGATTTCAATGACAACAGGAATGCCACCATCATCAACTTGTCTAAACCATAGGTCAACACTACTTAAATACAGTCCATTTGGATATTTGACTGGATCAATATAGAATGTCTGTGCAGTAGGATCACCACCGCCGTCTCCACCACCGTCTCCACTTGGTGGAGGAGTGTTATCTACTTGCCAAGTTGATGTGACAACAGAAGTTGTTGCAGACTTAACGAAGTTAGTTTCCGTTGTGGTTCCAATGATTTTTGGTTCGACTCCAATATTATAGACAGTATCGACTAAAGTTGTTTTATCTAATTTTAGTCCTGATGAAACATAACTTGTTTCGCAGAAAGATACCGAATCTTTATCAAAAGAGTTATTGAAAGAATCTGTTAAACGGAAAATTCTTTCTCCGTAGCGGAAAGTTGCCGGCGGCGGATAGAAGGCACCAGAAACTTTTCCTTCTGGTGTTGCTTTATTTCTACCGATACTATAAAATGCTTTATCGTTTACGTAATCGAAATCTACAGCATTGTCGAGATAAACAGTTTTGCTTAGTCCAACATAATCGACAATTGTGAAAGCTTCACCAGTACCTTCGTATGAAGGGTTTCCATCTGCATCAGTTGTTTGTCGAATCAAGTAAATTGTATTACCATTATAGTAGTCATTTACGGATGAAGCTTCACTTTGCAATTGGATTGTGGTAGATGTTACAGTACCAATACCTGATCTGTGCTCGATTAGAGTTGCAGTGGTTGTTTCTCCAGAATCCAATCCATAAACATAACAACCATCCAAGTCAAATTCAGCAACAGTATCATAAACAACATATACATTGTTGGTTGCTGTGTCTTTGGCAGTAATAACTGCCATATCAAAATTAGGATCACCAGACAAGTAATTTGAAAGTGCAGTGGCTAAATTACCAGAACTATTGGCAATGATAAGTCTTTCACCAACACTAAAATTGGTTGCGTCATCAAATTCAACTTTATTGGGTACTGCAATGAAACGATTGATATCAACACCATCAAAGAAACCATAGAAACTAGAACCAGGTCTTAAACCTTGAGCAGTAAACATAATTTCTCTTGGTTTAATATATGGTTGAATAGAAACGTCTGTTACAAATGTACCAACATCAATCTGAGTTGAAGATACTTGTAATTGTTGTTGTTGTAAAGCATATTCAGTAGTTTGGAAAGTATTCGTGGTTGTCGATTGAATATTACCAAATGTTTGTACGAATCCACGCTGATTTAAAAGAGCTGTGCTTGTTGATGTACTGCTCTGTTCTGTAAACCAAGAATTTGTAGCAATTTTAGCAAAAGGACTATTCTTATCATCAGACCATTGTGGATTGGCATCATTAAAATATCTAAATGTGTCGTTGATAAAGTTGAAAGCATTTTCAAGTCCATTGAAAGAATTCATTACAACTTTAGCTGTTCTTCCAGTATCAACATCACCAACAAACTCTGGGAATAGTTTCACTTTACCTTGGAAATTACCAAATAAAGCACCTGCAATAACGTGAGCTTTTGTGGCATAAGGTTGTTGTGCAAACGTAGCTTCCGTATAATCTAACATTAAAGCTTTCTTATCGCCGTTTCCAACAATCTTATAATTACCAGTACAACCATCTGGATTGATACCAAGTTTGATCTGTCTCATTAAAGATGCAGGTTGCAATTCTTTATTTTCAACCAAACATCTATTATCGAAGCCAACATCTTTATAGGATGCTTGAACCTCATTTGTTAAAAAGTTGTCAACAAGGATACCATATTTTGCACGCTCAAGTCCATTATTGTCCAAAATCTTCTGAGATTCGGCATTTTTCTCCAGAGCATTTAATGCAACATAGTATTCTAAACCTTTAATTCTCTTTTCGAAATAACCAATATCTCGCATCGTATATCTGCGGTTATTTTCAAACTCAACTGTGATGTCCTTTACACTTTCGGTGTATGGAGGAATATTCAAAGTATATAACAGCATGTCTGCTGGATCAACTTTAGGAGGTATAGGATTTGTCGATGATCTACCTTGAATTACACTAAATTGTCTAGATGGTTTGACAACAATTTTATCGATGCGGCCGATATAATAGTCAAAACTAAATTCGGCGGTGTAATCTGGATCGACATTTACTGCACCACTTAAAGTGTTACTACCAATTTCTCTTGTTGGTCTAAAATCCAAACACGATCTTAAATCAATCAATCTACCATCTTCTCTATTATTAAACTTTGTAATTTGATCGTATGTAATGTTTGAATTTTCTTTTAAGTAAGAATCGACAGTAAACACACCAGCAATTTGTGGAGAAGGTGCAGTTTGATGTTGTAAATATTTGTATTGAACTAAGATATTAGAACCAGTTGGAGAGCTATAACCACGCTTTAAAGTAATAGTTGCATGGTCATAAAATCCTTTTCTTTGGCCATTATCAAATTCATATCTTTCAGTAATATCATATGCTGGATCAGTCAACATGTCATTTGTGACATTTGAAGTGTTCGTTCTTGAATCTATGATTCTAACAATTTCATAAACATCTGGAACTTGTAAACTAACTGGAACACCAGGAGTTTTTAAATCTTCAATAACATCGACTTGGTCGAAGAACGTGACACCAATATCAGGGAAAATTTTACCACCCGTAAAATCAACAACTGTTCCTGTGTTTGCTTCTGTTAGAGAATCACCGAAGACCGCAGCTTGTAAAATATAAGGAACCTGGTCATGGAAATCATCGTTTGTTGGAATTAATTGTTTTCCACGGATTGCACCAGTAGAAGCATTTTCTGCATTATTAACTTTTGTCGTAATAATAAAATCAGCACGAACGCCTGAAGTACCTAAATTGACATCAATTCTTGTTGAACTTATCGGATCAACAGAGAAATTATTATTCGCCAAACTTAATACGGTAGAAGGAATAATTCCGCTAGCTGAGTTTGTTGTGGAATCAGAACGGATGTAACAGATAATATTATTTAAAATTGTAGTATCGGATAAACTTCCTCCAGTATTGCCTGCCGCAGCAAAAGCAAAAGTATCTGTACCTTCTGGAGTAATAGAAATTATACCATCAGCACCACTAATTCTATTTGTGTAAGATTTTCTAGAGAAGAAATCGAGATTTGAAATCGTATCATCTTTAATGATACCCATAGGAACATCAAATACTAAAGATGTTCTTTTTGGTTCTTCGATTGTTACAAATCCGGTATTTGGATCTTGAGATTCAGAATCAATACTGGCCGTCATGGTCATTGTACCACCATCAGTACGAATTGACATCGACCTAGAAACTTTTAAATCCGATTCGATAGAAAAGGTATTTGATGATGGAGTAAATGGAAGAGCAGAATAAAGAGTTAATTCTTTTGATCCCGTATCATATTCAGTAATACGAATAGGACTTAAATTTGTTCCACCAGCATCGGTAATTCTAAAATACATATTTGCATAACAGTTTGCAGTTGCACTGTCATTCCAACCAGAAGGAAGTGTAATGGTTGTTGTCGTATGTCCAGAAGCCGCTAACGTTCCTGTAATTGGTGTTGTGTTAACATCAAAAACATTAACTGAAAATTTATGAGATGTTCCGACCGTATCATCGGTCGCACCATAATATTTGACCATTGAAACTCTGGCCGAACCAATCTTTGTGGAATAATATTCATCTGGACTATCATTTACAATGTCATCAGCAGCACAACAATGAATATCTACTTGAGGGAACTCAGCGATATCAATCGTACCTTGAATATTATTAACAACTAAAAAGCTGGTATAATTTGTTGGCAAATCGAAATCTTCAACAGAAAGTGTTTCTCTAGCTCTATTGATTTCTAAATTTGTTTTAGCAATGGTTTGGAATTCGTAACCAGCAACATATGCTTTACCTGGATCTAAAGAGGCGGTAAATTTACCATTTGCAGAATCGCCTTCTTCCAAACTTAGGATAAAAGGATCCGTTGTATAGTTTCCAGATTCATCATATGTTCTTCTGGCCATAGTTTTCTCTAAGTCAGAATAAACGGCGTAATCAATTTCTTTTGTTTTTACACCATCGACAATACGAATAACTTCGAAGAATGAAGATTCGTCAGCAGAATCTAATGTTCTTTTGGATAATGTAGTGTCAATTTGAAAACGATGAGCACCTGGAGCTTGATAATTAAAAGCGCCTTGTGCTGGATCTAAAAGAGTAGTGTCATCAATTTCATCAATAATATTTTCTTCAAATTCAATACCAATTTTATATGAAGGAAATTTATTAACTGTTGTTGCATTGTAACCAATTTTATAGAAAAGTTCCAATACTAAAAATTCTGGAACAACTTTAACAAATTGACCTTTAAAATAATAAACACCTTCTTGAATACTAGCAACGTATGATTTTCCTACCGCTTCCGTCGATCTTGCTTGAGCAAAAATATTTTGTCCAACAACTTTAAGTTCATCATCTTCTTCAAATAAATCTGCACTTAAATATTTTAAAACTAAAATTGGATTAGTTGTACTATCATCTACAGCAATAACTTTTGCTCTTACGGATTTCGTTGAATTATAAGATGTGATTGTTTTGTTTAAAAATAAAGACGAATCAATATCTTCATTATTATATTGTGTTTTTAAAATTAAATAATAGGCATTTTCATCTAATGAAATTTTACCACCAGTAATAGGACTACCACTCTTAAAAATATGGTTGCCAAATTTTTCAATTTGATTTTGTAAAGAAGTCTGTAGCTGTGTTAATTCACGAGCTTGTACAGAATATCCTGGTCTAAAAAGAATTCTTGTATAATTCTTATCTTCATCAAAATCATCATAGTATGGATCGTAATTAAATGTGGTAGTCATTTATTCCTCTGTTTTAAAAACTTAATATAAAACGAATTCTATCTGTTTGGTCAACATCTCTTGTTATAGGAGCAACATCTGAAATGTACAATATTTTACCAGAGTACATCTCCATTGTTGGTGATGTTCTATTTATTGCTACTCGGATAGCACCAGTTGAGAGACCTTTTAATGGTTGGTTTGTCTGTAAAGTTCCTGAAAGATTATTTACATATAATTCATTTGTAGCTTCATCGAAAGAAATAACTTCTGCCGAAAACGTTGAATTTTCATAATCGACACCTTGGAATATAACTTCATCATTATTGAAATCGCCAACTCCAGGTGAAACTTTAATTTTTGTGTATAATGTATATAAGTCACTCGTAGCATAATTTACTGTTCCATATGAGTATGGATTTTTAATTATACTGATTTCTCTAAATTCATTGTCAGCCGGAAAAACATCTGATTCGGTACCATCAAAATCTACACTGAACATAATTGTATTTGCATATAATTCTTCAACTGGATCGTAACCGTGACCATTTTGTGGAGAAAGAATGACATATGCTTCTGCACCAGAACCTATTCCACCAGCAACATCTTGAAATACCAAATTTGCTTTAGTGTAATTTGATCCTCTATCTTGTACAATTATATCAACAACGTGACCATTAGCAGAAACGTTTGCTTTTAAGATAGCGCCTTGACCATCACCAACAACTGTTATGATGTCTTGAGAAGTGCCTTCAACGTAATTATTGCCTTCATTTGTTATTCTCACGATGTCGATACTTCTATTTACTGCTGATGCACGAACAAATTTATTATAGGTCGCTGGCATCCAATCTTCAGTTAAAAACTTTTGTTTTTGGGTTGGCGTTAAAGTGTACATATATTTCCACTTATAACCATCAGCAGTAAGAAAATAAGGTTCTTCTAATGATGTGGCTGAAAGAATCAATTCTGGTTCAGATGTTGATTCGGCAGAACTATTATTATCTAAACATTTAAATATTTGATCTTTAGAATTTCTAACGTAAAAATTTGTACCTGCCGGACATGTTGTACATCCAGCAACAGCATAAACAGTTCCACTTTCCCAATCTATTCTAGGGATAACAAAAGATGCACTTTCTCTGGTTACTCTCCTAGCAACTATTCCTTTATCGAAAACTGCAACTAAATTTCTAATGGATTGGGTTGGTGTTGGTACAGTCTCGGTTTCTCCCGTTGTCCAAGGTAACTTTCTACCTAAAGCAACATAAAAGTAACTCCTCATTGAAGATGGGAGATACGTGTTGGTATTGATATCTAACGAATCTATAAAATCTTGTGCAAGAGACGTAGCAAAGGAATTTGTAATTAAAGAAGACATAATTCTATTTATTCAACTTTCCTAATAATTGTTGTGACATATTCTGATGTTGTTGTAAATGGAGTATCTACTAAAATCATGTCGGAATTGGCAAAAGTTACCACTTTATAGTCATTAAAGACTAAATTGATTGTTTCGTCGGTCGAAGTTAAATTGATGACATTTTCTGTTATCAATATGGACGAATTTGTTACAATTACATTTTCAGTGTTTCCAGAAGAAATGTAAATTAAAGCGCCATCGTACAAATCATTAATGAAGTTTGTATCTGTTCCTACAACAACATTAGAACTTGATGAGACATTTACAGTACCTTCAATTGGTTTTAATAAGTTAGTTAATATTAAAACATCACCAACATTTACACTCGATAAGTCTGGTGAAAGTCCTGTCGCAACCATGTTATTTGAACCATTTGAAATATTAAATGTATTTGCCAAAGTATTTTCGGTCGTATTTTCTAAAACGATATTTAAATTGGCAATATCATCAATGTTGTCTTGTGTTCTTTGGACAAATATTTTTGTGCCCAATGGATGAACAACTTCTTTAACAGACTTTTTAAATTTAACGTAATCATTCTGAGTAGAAATAATATAAGAGAAATTATGGTACTTTTTACCATCTTGCAATTTTTTATCAGAACTTGGTTGACCATCTGTATTTAAATAAACACCAGGGTAACGTATCAAACCATTTTCAAAGTTTGCAGTAGCTCTGGCTTTTCCGTCACCATAGAAAACGAAGGAAGATACATTTGCTGTAACTATTCCGTCATCTGAAAATATTTCTATTGTGGAATCTAATTCGCCTCTGTAATTGAAAACTCTCAATAAATTTGTATCATTATTAAAGGAATCGACCGTAGCTCTAAAACTGAAATCAGTATTTGAGTTTCCTTGATAAATGTTTGTATTTGATACAAATAATCTACCTTCAGTAACATTACTTAAAACCAAGTCGGCATTTCTCAAAGATATGGTTGGGGCTTCAGTATAATCATAACCATAACTTAAAACTCTCAATGTTGAAATTGCACCAATTCTTGATGTGAAAATATCAGCATCAATTCCAGTACCTAATACTTCAGAAACTTGTAATACAGCATTTGCACCGGAAACGGTATCGATTGTTACAGTTGGTAATTTATCATTTCTATAAGCTTCTCCACCCTTAACATAATTTTCCACATCGTTGAATTGTATCGTTTTTATGCCACTATTTCCAGAGTGTACTTCAGTAATTTCTGCGTTTGCTCCATAACCAGATCCGCCAGTAAATATCAAATATTCACCTACTTGATAACCATCTCCACCTTCAATTATATTAATTTTACCTAAAGCGCCAATGTCACTTAAATTCCTTTTCAGTACTTTATATACAGTTACGTCCGTAATATCATTTTCAAATGCGGCACCCTCAAACGTTAATACATGTTCCGAGACAGAGAAAACTTTTCTTATTTCTTCATATTTGTTTCTCACAAACAACTTAACATAGTCACCCGATTCAAAAGAAAGTCTCAAATCTTGTGATGTGTCGGTGACAAAATTATTATCTTTAAAAATTGCACATGATGTGATAATTACAATATCATCTAATTCTTCCAAATAATTGCTGTAATAATTTACAATAGGTAAATTTTTATATCCTCCACCACTACCATCAATACTGATGAACGAAATTGGATAAACGTTTAAAGATTGTTGCGTGCTTAATAAATCAATTACACAATTTTCTATATTTGAAGAATAGACAGAATTTGCCACATCAATATTTGTGTTTGACAATTCATCTAACGTTAAAGAATAAAAACTATCAATGTATTCATTACTAACATTTACCAGTCTGCGTCTTGTGGTATCGACAAGTGAAACGGAAGCTTTCGCTTCTGCACCTAAAATAGAATTTTGAAATCCACCAACGAAATCGATAATTGTTGTTCCTGGTTCAGTTATAGGATCTCTAAAACCAAAACCACCATCGATGAGAGAGATGTCTGTAATTGATCCTTTTGTCGTTTCTCCAACTTTAGCAATAGCACCAATTGGAGCGCTGCCTTCGGTAGAACTTAACCCTCCAATGATACTAACTGGATCACCTTCATAACCAGTAGTAACATCATAACCATTGTAAAATAATCCCCTGTAATTTGGATCAATTTTTATTTCTGATAAGGCACCAATTAATCTAGCGGTTACAGTAATCGTATTACCATTTGACAAATAAGAAGCTTCAATAGTTTCACCTGTAACGAATAATCGATTGATATTTGAAATGTATAGTTCGATATATTCAATACCAAGTTGTCTATCAATTGATCGAGAAACTTTTTCTACGATAGCAGTAGAAGTGGATGTTTGTCCTGTAATAACAGAACCAACAATATTGAAAATGTTGTCATCGTCCGTATCAACTCTTAGTGCTAAAGGTAGTGTCCATTTTCCATCGGAAGCTTTTAAGATATCTTCTTTTGGATAATATATTTCAATATTCTCATTGTACAATACTCGAAATAGAAATTTTAATGAATTTGGAGTACCTTTTGCATTATAAAATTGATTTAATAATTTTATAAATGTAGACTTCTCAACAAGTATTTCTTCTGGAAAATAAGGAGCCAATTCTTGCTTAATCAGTTCCAAGTAGTAATCTGTAGCAAGATCGACATCTTTAGATTTATCAAAAGATTCTATTTCATAGAATAAACTTCCACTTTGTTCTAACCATTCATAATACTTTTCGATGAATAGTATAAAGTTTGAATGTTCTTCACGAACAAATTCAGGAAGTTGATTTCGTATTAAAGGAGAAACTAAAAATTCTGACATTATACTCTATTCATTTCTATGGTTAAACTTGTTGGATCGGTACTATCAAATACCAACATCTTATTTTTTTCCGAAGCGATAACACTAATTTTAGGTCTAATATTTACAGAAATTTCTTTCATGTCATTTAAAACATTTATTGGATTAAAATCATTTATGTAAATTTTACCTAAAACGTAATCAATTGTTCCGGCGTTTTCATTCAGAATAACTTTTGTATTTTGATTTGTTACGCTATCAGGTTTATAATAATAAGTTCTAATTTTACCAAAACGACCTTCTAAAACTGCTGTTGCTTCACCCAATTGACCACCGCCGCCAACAATCCTAACAGTAGCCGTTGTATATCCAACACCAGGATTTGTAACAGTAATTTTTGAAATTTTAGAATTCACAATAGTTGCTGTTGCAGTAGCTCCAGTTCCGTCACCAATAATTTCAATTGTTGGTGTTGACAAATAATTTAGGCCAGGATTATTTACTGTTATAGATTCGACACCAGTAAAAGAAGAAGGAATTTCTTCAAAGAAACAGCTTCTTTGGACCTCTTCAGAATCTAATAATATAAATTCTGGATTAGAATATAAGTTATCGTAAGTAGTGCCTTTTTGGAGTGGTACACCAAAATCTAAAACATAAGAATTGGAATTAATTAAATCTGGTTTAAATTTTTTAGATAAGAACAATTCGAGTTCATTTGACAATACTGATGCACTAACACCATCAATCTCAGTCTTTAAGAGAGAAGATTTGAAATAAGAATTAAACGTATTTAAATTTTCATTACAGAAAGATATAATTTTATTTTGAACAGCAGTTTTTAGATTGTTAACATTCAATGTCGTTTTTGTTGGATCATAGTAAACTTTTGAAACTACTTTCAAGTAGTTATAGTCAACATCTAAAATTTCAGGTGTAACTGTTAAAATACTAATTGGTTTGATAATTTCTTCTTTAATATATTCTTTTTGAGTATCTGTAATTTCATAACCATTTTTTGGTTTGGCTGAGATGAAAACTTTACCATAAATTGGTGGATCATTTTCTTCTCCTCCCCAAACATTAACAGCTTCAAATTGAGGATATTTCTGTTGTAATAATTTGATATAATCGTTTTTAGTTACTGCACGGTTTTGAGATGTGAATTGTAATGGTGCTGCAAATTTAATTTCATCTACCGTTTCCCTTAACGAACCACCAGAAGCTTGTAAAACTGGATTGATTGTAAAATTGGAGAAACCACTAATTGTAGATGAAGCAACAAAGTTATTTGCTTTATTTGCGACATCACCATTTGTTATAATGTAAGAAACAGTTACGATGCCACCGTCAGGAACGCTTTTACCAAAAACATCTTCACCAAAATAAATTTGATATTTACCATCTTGGCCTTCTTGTAGATAGTAAACTAAAGAATCGGAATTTACTGTTAGTGCATCGGTGTTTAAATTGTAAACTACACTTTCAGAATTGGATGAACTTTGTCTTACAGAAACTTCCAGCGATGATGTATCGATATTATCATCTGGTAATGTAAACAACTGTTTTGGATTTGAAGCATTTGAATGGTTAAAATTGTATTCTACAAGTTGACCTTCATAAATGTGTAGGTCTGTAAATACAAAATTGTTTCCGGTTTTATTTACTGTTACATCATCTAAAGTTATAAAATTATAAGATTTCGAATCAATCAGTTCCGAAAGAAATGTATAACCTTTTGGTAGTGTCAATGAAGCTGGAGTCGAAGATCCAGAATTGATGGTGAAATTAATTTTTGCTAATGGTGCAGTATAAGAACGTGTGTTATAACCTAATTTCTTAGCGTGAGAAACCACAGAATTTCTTAGTTGAGAAGAATCTAAAAAAGACTCATTTACTAACATATTTAAATAATATGCATTGTAGTGAGTATTGTAAGCTAAAACATCCAAAAGAATGTTTAGGCCAGAACCCTCAAAATCGTAATCGGTAAATTCTGATTGTTGTCTTAGAAAGTTTTTAAGATTAGTTTTGATCGTATCAAAATCTAATTCGGTGATATTTAAACGGTCGGCCATCTTATCTTATTCGCTCTAGTAGGAAATTAATTGATACTGATTCTGTTTTATTGATAATGAAGAATTCCATAGTTACTGAGAATCCATTATTATCGAAATCTGGTACTACTGTGGTTCTTGCAAGTCTAACTCTTGGTTCGTAGTTTTGAACAACAAGTGTTATTTCTCTTTCGATTGCTGTTGCAGTGATAATATCAATATTCTCAAACAGAAATCTTCTAACATTCGAACCTAAATCTGGTTGAAATAGTCTCTCATAGTGGTTCGTTAGAACCAAATTTTTAACAGAATTGATAATCGCCATCTCATCATAGTGGCGATTTATGTCTTTTTTGACTGGATGAATGTTAAAATTCAAGTCCAGGTCTTTAAATTTTTTAGTTGTTATTGTTGTGGTTACAGTAGCCATATCTTATTTATTCTAATCTCCAACAAAAACATCGTTGGAACCACCAACTGCTGCTGGAGCGCAGTGTGGTCCTCCTGGTATCGGACATAATGAATCCGGTGCAGCAGAGTCTCCTACATTAACAACTGCAATTCCACCAATAAAAACTTGTTTAGTCGCAGCAAATAAGTTTCCTCCGCCATGACTATTTGGATCACCATTAATGGACCATAGAAGTCCATTCACATAAACATTTTTACTTTGAACACTTACAGTACTCGCACCACAAGTCCTGACATCCGTGTTTCTATGTGCTGCGGCTGTCATGGATTCAAGTCTATTCTAGGTGCAACAAACTTCATATTACCACCAGATTCGACATTATAAGTTCCACTTACATATTCATTGTAGTTTCCACCAACCGTCACATCAACGTTTCCGTCAATATTAACCTCTGCATTTCCACCAACTTGGCCCTTTAAATTGCCGTCAACCTTAGCATACGCATTTTGTTGCACATAAATTTCAGCATCACCTTGTACAGTTATGTTGCACTTACCCATGATGTAAACGTGATTATCTTTCATGATAATCTGATAATTATCTTTCGTTATCTTTTCAACTTTATCGCCATCTGGATACATTTCTTGGAAAGAACCATTTCTATGGGCCAGATGAACTCTTTCGGTTCCAGGTGTGTCATCAAACTCCATTAAATGGCCAGATTCGGTCTCATAAACTTTATTGTAAGGATATACAGAATTATATTGTGTCTCTGGTTCATTCCAAGAAGAATTGAAAGTGGGTACAGAAGTTACAACATTGTCTTTTCTCTCTCGTATAAATGTATCGCCAATACTTTCTTCATCATTTCTAGCAATTCTAGATGTCGTTGGTTCATCAACCAATTTCGGATATAAACCGGATTGATCATCTTCTTCGATTGTGATACCTGAACCATCTGTATTGTACGTTTTACTCAATGGTTTTCTTGGTGCAGAGGCCAATTCATCGTCTGTTCTGGGATCATTGAATCCTTGTTGTGGATTGGATTCATTAATTGGAATGCCAGGGATAACACCCATAATAATTGGTTCTTGGCCACCTTCAGCATCAACAAAGAATCCAATTACAGTATCACCTTCTTTTGGTGCATGAGTATTAGTATTGTTGGTCGGTAGAACAATCTGAGCCCAAGGAAGATTTTCCGTCGGTAACTTCATCTTATTTTCTGTGTGCCAGCCTGCAATTCTCACACGACATCTACCAAGTTTAATTGGATCTTTCCTGTCTTCAACGACGCCGATCCACCAAACAAATCCATTCAGGCCTATAAAATCGTGTTTAAACATAATTATATCCTATCGCTTCGTTTGGATCAATATTGTAAGCCGATGAAGATTGTTTATTTGAAGAATCGTTCACAACTTCTAAAATAGTTTCGTGTCTATCGTATTTTATAATATGTCTAGTTGAAAGAATAGTATATTTACCACTCAAATTTTGGTCAATTTTATCTGTCGATTCACCCATAGTCGATCTTAATGGAACATTTAAGTTTAAATTAAATCCAGAACTGAAAGCAAAATTTCCTGGCATAACAATTCTCAAACGCCTTTGCGTCAGATTTGATAATAGTGCGTTTCTTTGGAAAATATAATTGTGTTGGTTATCATTTAAATTGATCGACTCAGGATCATGTTTCTTAATGTATTCACTATTCTGCCTTGGTAAATCAAAAGAATAAAGAGATTTTCTAGTGTCATGCATTTCAAAGTTTGTTTTGTTTTCTCTATTCCTAACCAAAGGCATTGTTGGATTTTTATTTTGGTGTTTTTGATTGACAAAAGTATCACCATATGAAAAATCAAATGAACCAAATGTTCTCGTAATTAAATCAAAACCTATAAATTTACCAGAATGAATTCCTCTTTTTTGACTCTCTATAAAATCAAATTGGGAAATTACTTTGATATCTTTTGCGCCAAATAATTCTTTTCCAATGTTATCTTCTAAATTCTTAACGTTGAATGTGATATCAAAAAGAGGATCGCTCTGCATCAATGTGGAAAGTTTAGCAAAATTGTAACCTAAAGAATTTTGGAAAAATATGAAATTTGGTAAATTCTGTTCGTCTACAGCTCTCTTTGCACACCATCTAATTGCATCGATTGGAGATAGATTTGGTATAACTATCTTTTTAATTCCAATTGAATTTTCGAAGGTACCAAACATCGTTTCTACCGGAACACCTAATTCATTCATTAGTATGTTCACAACAACATTTGAATACGTATCGATATAAGATTGGTTTATTTTCTTTTGATTTGAGTAAATGTATTCATCGGATACAAAATGTAAAATGTAGAGTTCGCTTGTTTGGTTGATATTTTTTCTATCGGTCAACTTATAAATTCTATAAGCCTTTTTGATCGGAAATTCTTCACCATCTTTTGTAATATTAACTTGTAATATTTCACTACCATCGATGGCAAGTTTATCCAATAAACCAACAGAGTCGGTTAGAACGATATTACCAGACATACAAGGCATCAATAAACTATCAAATAAGTTTATTTCATCGTATATACTTTTCAGATCAATTTTTCCCAACTTTGTAATTAAATTTAATTCTTTAATTACAAATTGACTAGCTTGTTTTATTTCCATTATTGTAGTGCCAACATCAATTCTTGTTCAACTACTGAAACAAATTCTGGTTTTAAAAGTTTTATTTTTCTTCTATTTTCATTTTCTTGTACTTCATAATCATAATAAGTTAGTGCGTCTTTTACAGTAGTAACTATAACTTCTGTTCCATCATTCAATGTATATTCATCTGACGTGGAAGAAAATGATGCATATGTATTTGCATCGATAGAAATTTTGTAAATAGATTTTTCGCCAGTCAGTTTAAGTGATGTTGTTTGTACTTTATAATATTCTTTATAGTTGACTTGAGCCCACTCTAAACCAGTTTGTGGATCTGTTGCAAATGGTAGATATTTTTTCTCAATATAATTTGTCAATGAATTTTGTCTCATTGGCCAATCATTAAAAGGATTGATAATTTCATTTAACATTAAAACAACCCAATGCTTTTCAACATCTTTATAGATTTTTGATGCAATGATCTCAGGTGTATCACCATCAACTATCTCATACTCATAGTAAATCGATGTGTTATCTTTAAATTCATTTTCAAATTTAACTCTTGTCAAAAGGTTGGTAACTTCTTGTACAGAAATCGACCTATCATTTAAATTGTATTGAGTTTTTGGAAAATATTTAAAATATTTGGCCATAATTTTTCCTTAGGTATAATCAACAGGTTGTTGATGTTGAGTGTAACCACTTCCGGCCAAAGTTTGTTTTGTAATAATTTCTGTCTCTTTAAATTGTAATGACAATCTAATCGCTACTGGCATACCTGTTCTTCCTTTGTTAGGATTCATTTCGCCAGGAACCTCATATGCAGAGAAACCATTTGGTGCATAATCTACATCTATTGTTTCGAGTACACATGTTGAAATGGAAGGAATGTTTGGATTTTCTTTTCCATTATAAAAGAATTTGATATCGAATTCAGATGGTGGCACCATAAAGAAACCACCACTCTCAGTTACAATTTCTGGTGCTTGGTGAAATCTTAAACGATCTAAAATATCTTGCACTTCTTTTGCTTCTCTTTCTTCTCTTGGATAAAAAAGAAAATCGAATCTAAATGTTCTAAAGGCAGGAGAAGTATAAAGTATTTCTAACATAGGATTAACAACTGTTCCTGTACCAGCAGCAAAAATAACTCTGCCAATATCCGTAGAATTGGCCAAAGCTGCAGCTGCAAATGGTGCTAAATTTTTTCCTAGTTTTTGGCCTAATTCTTCTAAATTTCCACTATTTGCTTTAATTGCATCAGCAGTAGATACGCCGGCCGCTAAAGCACCAGCCGCTACAGTTCCACCAATTGCAAGATCACTATATGTCTGATTATATGTAAAATTCAGAGTATCTGGCATGTAAAGAGCAATCGTATCTGCTGTTCTTTTGATTGTTCTTGCAAAAGAAACATCCGAAATACCTTGATAATAACTAATTAATTCTTCTTTAGTTCCGGTTGCAGCACCTTTAATAAAAGAACCGACACCTCCACCTAAAACACTATTGATTGAATTTGTTATTTTATTGGCGGTTTCTGAACCATATTGGTTGAATAATTTTGTCGTAGCTTCACCAACAGTTTTAACACCCGAAGCAATCGTTGGTGTCGTACCTGAAGCCATCCTACTTGAAACAATAGCAGGTAAATCTCCTTGAGCCAGTCCAGAACTATTTGAAGGAAATTGAGTTTTTCTTTGTTCATTAATATGAATGACCATATAATGGCCCTTATCAAAATTACCAATATCTAAAGGATATCTTAGATTATTGTAAGAGTATTTTGATTCCAAAAGAGAATTGAGTGGCCCCCTTTTAAGTGGAGATTGGCCAAAAGATATGTCGGTGAGTGAAAATAATCCCATCTTGGTTCCTAGGTTGACTAGATATTATTTATGTCATATAAAGGAAGGTTTTCCCCAAAGAACCCTAAGAAATACAATGGTGATCCGTCAAATATCATCTATCGTTCAACTTGGGAACTGAGGGTAATGAAGTGGTTGGATGACAACCCAAATATCATCTGGTGGGCATCGGAAGAGTTACCGATACCGTACCGTTCGCCTATTGATAACAAAATACACCGTTACTTTCCAGATTTCATCGTCAAGGTCAAACGGAAAGACGGTCTGGTCATGACCTATGTTTTGGAAGTAAAGCCAGAATCTCAGACACGGCAACCAGTCAGGAAACGCAAAACCAAGCGGTTTATTGAAGAATCGGTAACGTATGCGGTAAACCAAGAGAAGTGGAGGGCCGCCGACATATTTTGCCAAGAACACGGCTGGCAATTCAAGGTCATAACAGAGAAAGACCTCGGACTATAGCATAAATAGACGATGGCAAGTCTATTAGATAGAATACAAACATCTCTCGCAAAAGAAGGTCTGGCACCAAGAAGTCGCCAGGCTCGTGCATGGTTGCAAGCAAAGATTCAGAATATGAATCCGTCACAACAATCATTAATGAGAGATAGAGACCGAACTACTACAACACCATTCATCGGTCACATGTATTTTTTCTCT